GCTTTGATTTCTAGAACACTAGACAATCGACGCTCAACTTGTGCTAGTTCATTACCTGTCCAGAAATGAGATGGAGGAAACTCACAAGTAATGTAGATGAATTTCGAGTTTATCGGAATGTAACCACCTTTGAATTGACCTTGATAAGGATATCTATCAAGTAAACGTAACATGTCTCGATAAGACCATTTACCAATTTCAAAGTCATCAATAACAATCGCTTCTTGTTGTTCATAACCATCCCACCACGGAGTGCCGTCCTTGATGTAGAAAGTCTTGTGAGCTTCGTAAGCACCACGGGATTTCCCAACACCAGCAAGACCCCAACGCCAGATCACAATCGGAGGTTCTGATCTATGGCTATAAAGTGCAGCTTTCAATGCACCGATACCTTTATGGTATTTGATGTAGGTTCCAGGATACGTATACGCTATTTCCTGTATGGAACTACCAGCAACAATTGCAGCTCCCACTTCCTCGAGGTCAGTGCGCTTACCTTGAGCAGAAAGAGAACCCATTTCGAAGAAGTTTTTATCTTTCTTACAATATTCGGATGCTTGTTTTGATGTTCCTTTACGAACTTCCCAATGTGCTCGCTCATTGAACAATTTACGAATAGCAGATCCACGGACTGCATTAGGATATTCAATATACCCCTGCAAGTGTGGTGTGCCATTAGTGCCCACTTCCTTGCCAACAACAATGTAAGAGACACGAGCACCAAGCTCTTCTACTTCATTGTATTCTTCACTAGTGTAGTTGTTGAGTGTGAAACACCAATTACGTGAACGTGCTTTATCAATACTCATGAACCCGCCAAAGAAATGAGTGATGATAGTTATATATACTTCTGTGCCAATCTTTATAATATTAATAAATAATTATAATTAATAAAACCTTCAAAGTAAGTTCGGTGTCTATACATATACTCGATACTTCACTGTCCCGACGACTCGATCACATCAACGATGTTTACAAAGAGTAAGAAGGGTAAGGTTACCCGTAAGGCTCCACGCAAGAAGACGATGTTGGTCGTTTCTCGGCCTCGTTCTTCTGCTGTTAAGTCCATGGCTCCCTCAAGGGTGGGGAATTTCAGACCTCTGAGCATTCTCCAGAGGCCAGCCATTCTTAATTTGAAGCACCGAGGAAAGCTTCTTTATAGTGATTCACGTGTGATTTCACCTGTCGCCGCAGCATCGACAGCTTATGTCTACAGTGCAAACGGGCTGTATGATCCAGACATTACAGGTGCGGGCCATCAACCTATGTCTTTCGATCAGCTCATCGGTATGTATGAGCATTATACAGTTACATCTGGTAAGATTACTGTTGATTTTGTCAACGAGACCGCAGGTGAGTCTGGTTTTGTAGGTATTGGATTGTTTCCCGACTCTACAGTCGAAACTATTCCTTCAAAACTGCTGGAAAATGGTATGCTTAGATATTCGTATCTAGCTAAGGCAAGTGGTGATTCTAAATCACATTGTCAGCTTACCATTCCATTTGATATCGCAAGGATCAATGGTCGCCCGGGTAACATCGTCGGAGATGATCTTTATCGTGGCGATTCAGCATCAAATCCTACTGAGCAGACATATTTACATATATTTGCGTATAATATTTCGACAACCAGTGTCATGAATGTCCGTCTCAATGTCGTCATTGAATGGGATGCCACGTTTACTGAACCACGTAAACTTGCACAGTCATGATAGACCCTCTAAAACGAGGAACCTAGGGGTAGCGAATCGCTATACCATCGTTCACCGCATTCATTTTTTACTGGACTGAACAACCTACTCACCCCATTTTGCTTTACGCGGCGTATAGCCGCGCAGGACAGATCCGATGGGTGCCGCGGCTTAGCGGCACCCTGAGACTACAAGGTTTATGCAGGAGGACCGCCCCCTCGTGGGGCGGGCCCGGCCCTCAGCCGCAGCATAATACACTTTACAAGCACATAGGTGGAAGGTAGCGTGTTTGACACGCTAGTATTACCCTTCCACTTCTGTGCCAAATCGTCTATACGTATTTAAAAGGACAAATAGTCCGCATACGCCATTAGTTTGAAAAAAACTTCTGTGCCAACTTGTGTCAAAGTTGAAATCAGAGTCAAAGAGTAAAAAAAGGGTTTAAATCTTATTTGCCGTTTTGCTCTCCAAATTTGGCGAATAGACGTCTTCTTTGAAGCGCTAGTTTATGCCGTTTTGCTCTCTGTAGGAGCTTTGATTTCTAGAACACTAGACAATCGACGCTCAACTTGTGCTAGTTCATTACCTGTCCAGAAATGAGATGGAGGAAACTCACAAGTAATGTAGATGAATTTCGAGTTTATCGGAATGT